CATGAACTGCATATGGGATGTTGCACTATTGATGCTCCTGTGGCAACTTTCTATACCGTGTGGAGTTATACCAAAGGTGCAGGCACAGAAATCATATTTGCTGTGAAAGACTACATCGAACGTACCAAACCACATGTCAGAAGATTTGTAACTCTGTCACCTTGCACAGAAATGGCAACTCGTTTTCATCTCAAGAACGGAGCAATTCTGTTAAACAAATACGAGGAGTTTCAAAACTTTGAGTACAAGTAATCAATCACCACCACCGTTCGTTGAACGGTTTGAATATCACAAACTGGAACAGATCAACGAGTCAGGACGCAGAGTGTATCAAACACCCAACGGTGATAGAGTGCCTTCAGTCACAACTATTCTTTCCAAAACCAAAGACATGACTCATCTCAATGAATGGAAACAGCGTGTAGGAGAACAAGAAGCACAAAGAATAGTTAAAGAAGCATCAGGTATTGGGTCTGCCATGCACAACAATTTAGAGAGATTCCTGTGCGGAGAACAGAGAATGCCAGGATCCAATCTCGTGCATGTGCAAGCCAACAAGATGGCTGATCAAATCATTCAAAATGCCCTAGTTGATGTTGATGAAGTATGGGGCATTGAACAAGCACTTTACTTTCCAGGATTGTATTCAGGCACCACAGATTTGGTAGGACAATACAAGGGTGCTCCTGCTATCATGGACTTTAAACAAACCAACAAACCCAAGAAAAAAGAATGGGTTGAAGATTATTTCTTACAACTTGTGGCTTATGCAGAAGCCCACAACGAAGTGTACGGCACCAAAATACGTGAAGGACATATTTTTATGTGTTCTAGAGACCTAAACTATCAGCAGTTTGATCTAGAACCCACACACTATGACTACTGGCTTGATCAATGGCTGGCTCGTGTAGAACAATACTACAAACTCTAGACTTATAAATACACTAAATGGCAATAACTCAAATTTCACGCATACAGCACCGTAGAGGACTCAAAGAACAGTTGCCACAACTTGCGGCAGGTGAACTGGGATGGGCTGTAGACACACAGGAGTTGTACATAGGAAATGGCACCACATCTGAAGGTGCTCCTGAAGTTGGCAACACCAAAATAATCACAGAAGATGACAATATTCTTTCTTCATCCAACACTTATACCTTTGCAGGAAACACAGTTGCGGCAGTAGTCACAGGCGTTGACAACAATTCTCCTATATCGAGAACACTGCAAAACAAATTGGATGATTTTGCCAATGTAAAAGATTTCGGAGCAGTGGGAGATGGTTCCACTGATGACACGGCAGCTATCAACCGAGCAATAGCAAACCTTATCACAGTAGAAGCAACAGGCAAAGAACGCAGAAAATTATATTTTCCAGGTGGCACATACAAAGTCACAGGCAATACAATTAAACTGTATCCACACATATCATTGATAGGTGATGGACCAACATCAACATTTATCAAACAATTCGATGGAACACAGACACATCTCATTGAAACAGTAGATCGCAACGGCAACACTGGAGCAAGTATCGGCAATGATTCTGCTACAGCACCACAAGGTATTTCCTTGTCAGGCATTTGTTTTAACACATTGAACAACACAGATGTATTCCAAATTAATCAAGCACAAGACATTCATTTCGAAAACTGTCATTTTCAAGGAACCTACACTAACCAAGATTCTACTGCTCCATCTATACCAGGCAGTTCATTAGTCACAATGACAACCACAGCGGCTCATCCTTGCAAAAGAATACACTTTACATCATGCACATTCACAAATTCAGAATATGCTGTTGATACTAGTGACAACATTGAAGATGTAACATTCATTGGTTGCGAATTTGAAACCATGTATCGTGCATTTAATTTAGGTGAAGCATCGGATGGTTCCACCAACAACAAAACAGTTGGACCCACAGGCTTTGTGATCACAGCATGTAGATTTGATCAAATTGATGCAGAAGCCATCAAGATATGGAACGCTGGTGGCACACCACATGGTAACATTGTGTCTGCATGTTCGTTCAGAGACGTGGGAAGATTTTCCGATGATTCATCTGACACCACAGTGATACAATTTGATCATGCACAAAACTATTCAATTGGCAACTATTTTTACAGAGATGATTTGACTTCTCCATTAGGCGGCAGTGTGTACAACGAGTCACCTGTGAAGCATCCTGTGACACTTGCAGACAATCAATCATCAGTGGCTAATGTGGTTGATCCATTTTCTAGTTCAGCAGTACGTTTTGATCTACAAAGAGAACATCATGTAACAATTGACTATATTATAAAACGCGGCACAGCAAGACGCACCGGCAAGATGAGCATATCAGGCACAGGCGCAGGCATTCAATTGTCAGATGAATTTACAGAAAATTCTGCAACAGGCGTAACATTCTCTGTCACCACTGACGGTAACTTACAGTTTACATCTACCAACACAGGCTCTACAGCAACCTTTAAGTACAAGGTCAACAAATTTATCTAAGCCTAATTATCCACAACGAGATAAAAATAATCGTTTACTAAAGAACCTTTTGGCTCTATAATAATTACATACACCAAAATGAATAATCCAAAAGAAATACTAATAGAAAAAAGAGATGGCTCCAAAGAACCTCTAGACATTAACAAAATGCACTTTGTCGTTGAGCAGGCTTGTGAAGGTCTTACAGGCGTGAGTGCGTCTCAAATTGAAATGAATTCACACATACAGTTTACGTCAGGAATGACATCCAAAGACATCCAGGACATATTAATACGTTCTGCAAATGATCTTATCACATTAGATAATCCTAACTATCAATTTGCGGCAGCTAGACTGCTGTTATGGAACATCTACAAAGAAGTGTTTGGACAGTTTCAACCCAAACACTTTGTGAATGTGATAATTCAAAATGTCAAACGTGGAGTGTATGACAAACAGATACTAGACAACTACACCAAAACAGAATTAAAGAAACTCAACACATGGATCAAGCATGATAGAGATCTTGATTTTACCTATGCAGGATTACGCCAAGTGGTAGACAAGTATCTTGTGCAAGACAGATCAACTGGTCAAGTGTATGAAACTCCACAATTTATGTACATGATGATTGCGGCCACACTGTTTGCCAACTATCCAAAAGAAACTCGCATGTCATACATTAAGAAATATTATGATGCCATATCAACATTCCAAATCAATATACCAACTCCTGTGATGGGCGGAGTGAGAACTCCAATCAAACAGTTTGCAAGTTGTGTGTTGGTAGATGTTGATGACACACTGCCATCTATATTTTCTTCAAACTCTGCTGTGGGATATTACATCGCACAAAGAGCCGGCATTGGATTGAACTTGGGTCGTATCAGAGGCATCAACTCAAAGATCAGAGGTGGCGAAGTAGCACACACTGGCGTGGTTCCGTTTCTCAAAGTTTTTGAAGCCACAGTGAGATCATGCACACAGAATGGTATCAGAGGCGGATCAGCCACTGTGCATTTTCCAATATGGCATCAAGAGATTGAAGACATCCTTGTGTTGAAAAACAACAAAGGCACAGAAGACAATCGTGTGCGTAAGTTAGACTATTCAATTCAAATATCAAAAATATTTTATGAACGAGTTTTACAAGACGGCGAGATCACACTGTTCTCTCCACATGATGTGCCAGACCTATACGAAGCATTTGGCAACAATGAAGTGTTTGATGAACTGTACATCAAGTATGAAAATGATCGCAAAACACCCAAGAAGAAAATGAAAGCCATGGATTTGTTTTCTGCACTGTTGAAAGAACGAGCAGAAACAGGTAGAATATATGTGATGAATATTGATCATGCAAACTCACATTCATCATTCAAAGATCCTGTGCGTATGTCAAACCTATGTCAAGAAATTACTCTACCGACTGTGCCTATCCAACACGTTGATGATGATTCAGGAGAAATTGCTCTATGCATTTTAAGTGCCATCAACGTGGGCACTCTTAAAAACTTTGAAGACTTAGAAAATCTATGTGATCTATCTGTCAGAGCATTAGATCAAATCATTGACTATCAAGGTTATCCAGTCAAGGCAGCAGAAATCAGCACCAAGGCAAGACGCTCATTAGGTGTTGGTTACATTGGTTTGGCACACTTCTTAGCAAAAAACAAAGTAAAATATTCTGATAAAGAAGCATTGCCTTTGGTGCATGAACTTACAGAATGTTTCCAATACTATCTGTTGAAAGCATCCATGACACTTGCTAAAGAAAGAGGGGCCTGTGAATACTATGAAAGAACAAAGTATGCCGATGGAATTCTTCCAATAGACACATACAAAAAAGAAGTTGACGAACTTGCTAAGTTCAAATATACCTGTGACTGGGAATGGCTAAGAAAACAAATCAAAGAACACGGTGTTAGACATTCAACACTGTCTGCACAAATGCCGTCAGAATCATCTTCTGTGGTATCAAATGCAACCAATGGCATTGAGCCTCCAAGAGCACATCTTTCGACCAAAAAATCAAAGAAAGGTCCACTTAAACAGGTAGTGCCACAATACAACACACTCAAAAATCACTACACATTGTTGTGGGATATGCCTAGCAACGAAGGTTACATTAACATAGTTTCTGTCATGCAGAAATTTTTTGATCAAGCCATATCAGGCAATTGGTCATACAACCCATTACACTTTGAAAACAATGAAGTGCCAATGAGTGTGATGATTAAAGATCTACTCACAACCTATAAGTTGGGTTGGAAAACATCATACTATCAAAACACATACGACTACAAAGGCGAAGAAGACACAGTTCAGCCACAAGGCATTGAGGATACTGTTCAACAAATGATTGATGAACTTCCGCAACAAGTAGATGACGAACAATGTGATGCCTGCGCCATCTAATATCAAAGACTACTATTACAAAAAATGGGATAACTTTTATTGTTGTTACCAAAGTCCGTATAAAAATCTAGGCCAACAATGGCCAGCGTTTGGTGGTATTCATCAATGGATCAATTTCGATATGATTGTAGTACCTTATGATCATATCAAATTCAAATCAGAATATAGTCAATTCACATTAGAAGATCATCTTGAATATGCAAGTCAATCTAAAATGTTTGTTTTGATCGATAAAACTGTCGAACATATCCATGACGAAAATGATTTTGCACAACTTTATTCTAATCTAAAAAAGTATGATTTACTAGATCGCTGTGTCGTGATGGATAACACACACAATGAAACAATGTTTAAGAAACATAATGTGCCACACATTTATTTTCCTGGTTATGTATTCTTCTACATCTGGGGGCAAACCATCCCAAAATTTATTGCTGATCCAACTTATCAATTTTTGTGTTTGAACAATTATCACAAATATCATAGATTGGCGGTGATTTATAAACTGCATGAAATGAACCTATTGCAACGAACATCTTGGAGTTACCGTTCGACAGTGCATGACACTGATGAAATGCATAAAATATTACCAACTTTTGACATCAATAAATTACCGATCAAATTTCCAAAGTTTCTTGATCAAAATGACACTAATTTTGACCAATTTGCTAATATGGAATCACTTTATGGAAATTCAATGGCCACAATTGTTACTGAAACTGATTTTCTTTTCAATGATACAAGTTTTGCCACAGAAAAAAGTTTAAATGCAATATTTCAAGGCACTGTTCCTATATTTGTTAGTAGTCCTGGTACAGTGAATTTGCTAAGAGAACAAAGTATTGATGTATATGACGACATGATCGACCACAGTTATGACGATGAAATAGATCCTGCAAAAAGGTTTGAAAAAATAACGCAAACAATTGAGCAAGTAGCAAGTTGGCGAATCTACAAACAAATAAGATCAAATTTATCAGTAAGAACATTAAGGAATCAAATACTTTTAAGAGATGAACAACACTGGATCGATGTAGCAGACTTTTATGGCAATAAATTTTTTAACAATAACAAAATAAGTATTTGACATTTTAACAAGGACATATTATAGTAGTAAAACAATGAGCAAAACAGTATTCAACAGGAACGAAGTAGATTTTACCAAACAACCCATGTTTTTTGGTGAAGACCAAAACACACAGCGATATGATCAATTCAAATATCCTGAATTTGATAAACTAAACCAAAGGATGTTGGGATATTTTTGGAGACCAGAAGAAATATCACTGCAAAAAGATCGAGCAGATTACCAAACATTCCGTCCTGAACAAAAACATATCTTTACTGCAAATTTAAAATATCAAACACTGTTGGATTCTGTGCAAGGCAGAGGACCTTGTTTGTCATTTTTACCATATGTTTCGATACCTGAACTTGAAGGTTGTATTATCACTTGGGATTTTATGGAGACCATACACTCTCGTTCATACACATATATTATGAAGAATGTGTATGCTGATCCATCCGAAGTGTTTGACACAATTCTCAACGATGATGAAATTGTAAAACGAGCGATATCTGTTACTGAAAACTATGATAGATTTTCAGAACTTGCACAAGATTATTTTGTCAAAGGCAAAGGCGATCTGTATGAAGTTAAAAAACAGTTGTACCTCGCAATGGTGAACGTAAACATTCTTGAAGGTTTGAGATTTTATGTGTCATTTGCATGTACATTTGCATTTGGCGAATTAAAATTAATGGAAGGTTCTGCAAAAATTATTTCTTTTATTGCAAGAGATGAAGCCACTCACCTAAATCTTTCAACTCAAATCATTAAGAAATGGCAAGAAGGTGATGACCCTGAAATGAAAAAAATCACAGAAGAATGCAAAGACACTGTGATTGATATGTACAAACTGTGTGTTGAAGAAGAAAAAGCATGGGCCAAACATCTCATGAAAGAAGGAACCATCATAGGACTCAATGAAAAACTGTTGGGAGACTATGTTGAATTTGTAGCAAACAAAAGAATCAAAGCAATTGGTTTTGATCCTATCTTCGATCGTCCGTTAAATGCTAATCCACTACCATGGACACAACACTGGTTATCATCAGCAGGTTTACAGGTTGCTCCACAAGAAACAGAAGTTGAGTCATACATCATTGGCGGAGTCAAACAAGATGTTGACAAAGACACACTGAAGGGATTCAAACTCTAATGTTGATTGATTCAGGCTTCAAAGCCAATGACATCATTGCTATGAGAATATCAGGTGGTGATGAAGTGATTGCAAAATTTGTTGCACAAGATGATAAAACTGTAAAAGTATCTAAACCTTTAGCACTTACAATGACACAACAGGGCATTGGCATGACACAGTATCTCATGATGGCTGATATGACCAAAGAGTTTGTGTTCAACAAATCATCTGTGGTAACCATGCAAAAAGCCAACAAAGCTGCCGCTGACAACTACATCCAAGGAACTACAGGAATTCAACCTGCATCAGCAGTGCCACCACTCAAGTCATAATGATTATTGAGTCTATCGACAGTAGAAATGATCTCTACAGTGTAAGCAACATCATAGATGACCGTTTGATACAAGACATTCCAAAAGAAGATTTTTTATCATATGATTTTGAAAACTTTGAAAATCATGAGGATAGGCCAAGAAGGCTAATAAAATTACACAAACAAAGTGTGCTTGCCAAAATTAATATCGACTTGTTTACCAAACTACCGATGATATCTAAAATGGTAGGTATACAATTCAAAACAATTAAGACTGTGTATTGGTTAGATTTACCTGGGTATAAACTTGAACCACATCTAGATGATGACCGCGTAAACTGTGCAATGCAAATCTATCTATGGGGCGACGATGTCGGCACAACATTCTATGAAGACAATACTTTAAAGGTTAGAAAAGCATTTAACTTTGTTCCTAATACAGGATACATTATGAAACAGAATGCAGATCAACTGCATGGTGTAGACAGCACAGTGACTAAACCTAGGCTGAGTTGTTATTCTTGGTTAGACTAGATAGATAATTTCCAATACCATAGTTATTGCCCTCAGTATCTTTGACTATGTGAATTATTTTTGTTCCTATAAGGTCATTGTTTTTGACATAGGCATCATAATGTTGTCCATATGTGTTCCAGCCATAATCTCTATCAATGTTATCAATTATGAATTGCCCACAAGACACCACATTGCCTTGCATCTTTGGCCTGTTATTGAAAATCAAAATAGAGTCCATTGTTTTTTTCTTGCTCCATCTGACACCTACTCTGTTCCAACCAAATCCATACTTGGTCAAACTCATGCCAATTGATTGGATACAAGGATGTGCTAAGTCTATAGAAATGTCTTTGGCTGACAACATATAAGCGCCATCGATTTCAATTGGTATCTGTTTTTGTTCACATTCTAGTAGTATGTTGTCCCATCCTTCTACAAGATCTGCGTAGTGATGATTTGGCAATGAAACAATCAAAGGAACTCCTGGTTTCAAATTGCCTGGTTGTGTGGGCATCATGCCCATGGCTTGATAGTAAGGATATTCTGTTGGTAATATTTGAATGTTCCACTTGTGTTTCAAACAAAAGTTTTCAATGAAATGGGTGCATCCATACATCAAATCAACATGCTTCATCACATGCCAGTTTTGTATGTCAATCTGTTTGGTTTTTGTAAACCATTCTTGTGCATTTGGTAAAAAGTCTTTGGGTGTGGTTTCTTTTTGTACACCACAAAACCACTTTTCTTTAATACTAGAAATGTGTGCATCTTCTAGTGTGTGTAGTACAGTTGTGAGTTCGGGAAGCATTGTGGTATTTAATTGCACTGACAAACACGGTTGACTAAATGAATAGATGGCATAAAATAGTATTGCTGGCGTCGATGCTACACTGGACCCGGGATCAACCCCGGCGCCTCCACCAACAGACTCCCTTCCGGGGGCGAGTGGATTGACAGGTAGAGTAGTTGG